GCTGACATTTTGTTTTGTCTCCAATTCCGTAATCAATCTTTTTACTTCAGTGTTAATCTCGAAGATTTTCTGTTCTTCCTTCTTATAATTAGGCTCTTGGTCTTCAGAAATCCCTCTTCCTAATCTAGCAAGGTCTGAATAACCCTTGTTGATGTTTCTGGAAGTGCTGCTTGCTAAGTTGGAACCTGCGTCTGAAGACATCTGTCTTTGCATTGCTCTTTTGCCTGAAAGGTCTTTGCGAGGCTCATACCAACTTTTAGATTTAGCGGTTGTTGTGTAGGTTTTTCCACCAACTCTTTTTTCCCTTTTTCCGAGATCATCGTCTCTGTTTGCCGGTGGCACTGCTAAAAGGTTAGTATCTGGCTCTTCTGTGGCTGGCTCTTCTGCTGGGGCTTCTGCTTCTGGTGCAGTTTCTTCTCCGCCAAAAAGGTCTTCTGCTCCGCCGCCTTCTTCGCCCCCAAGGAGATCTCCCATTCCTCCTCCGCCTCCGCCCATTCCCATGTCGGTCGCTTCGGCTGATTGGTCTAGTTGGGCTATGATCATTCTGTCGTGGAACATTTCACGCTGATTACGCAAGAACTCTTCTTCTGAAATAGCAAAGAGATTTTCTGCAATCCAACGCTTTGAGAAGAAGCCCTCTGCTGCTGCCGAAGCAACGTCAAACTTAGTTCTCCATTGTTCCAAGTCTTGAAGTTCAGCAATCTTGGAAGGGTTATTCATCGAGAGTTTAAAGGAAATAAGATCGTTTTCTCTGTATCCCAAAGTGAAAAGGTGAATAATAGCAATCTTTTCTAACTCTGTGATAACAACTCTTTGTAATCTTTGAATTGTTCTCGCAAAACGAATGTCTTTTTGGGCGAGCGTTGCCTTGTCCTCATCAGCACCTTCACCACGGAAAAGATAAGATTGTGGGATTTTAAGTGCTGAAAATAGTTTGTCTTTTAGGTACTTAACATCATCGATGTCGCCTGTGTAAGTTCCTCCGGGCAGAGATTCAACTCTTGTTGATTGACCACCACGAGTAGGAATGAAATAATCCTCGTCAACAGACATGGGATTATAGCGAAGGTCAACACGACCAGTATCAGCATCAACAACTTGATTACGCTTCATAGAAGTCATAACCTTTTGCATATATTGTTCAATGTCGTTAGGAGCCATGTTTCCAACATCAACATAGAAAACACGACGCTCTGGTGATCGAACAATACGATAAGCCATCATTGCGTCTTCGAGAAGAGTAAGTTGTCTAAAAATTCTTCTGGAAGGGTCAAGAACAGAAGTGCCATAAGGAGCGTGTTTATCGTTTCCTAAAATGCGGAAGTGAGCAACCTGCCAGTTCTCAAATGTAAGCCCAGCAGAATTCCACTGGTATTGGACATAGTTTGGATTTGTTTTATCTTGACCTTCCAATCTTTCTACTTCTCTAAGTGGAAGGCTGATTACATTCTCAATACCAGTCTTTTCGTCGATGTCTAAATAAAGAATGTAATCTCCGTATTTGCAGAGAGTTCTACACCAGTTGAAAATGTTGTGCTCGACATTCAATACATTGTGGAAAAGAGAGTTGAGAATAACTTTGATTTCTTCATTCTGGCAGTGAATGTTTAGAAGCGGCTTCATATGAGAAGAAGTAGTCATTTCATCTGCATAAATATCAAGCGCAGAAGCAATGATTGGTTCATACTCCATTTGATCAAAGTCAATGTATCTTTGCAATCTTGTTTGGTTTTGATAAACATTGGCAGCCAAATCAGAAAAAGGATTGTATTCCATTTTCTTGAACTGCTTTCCAGAGGCAGAAGTAAACTTACCTGCATACTTGTCTAACTCTGCTCTTCTGTTTTGGTTTACATTTTGTGCTCTATAGTTAACAATAGGACCAGAGAAAAGTCTAGTCAGCCTTTTGAATAAAGGTGATGCTGGATTTCTTACGTTTTTTCCATTTCCATTTCTTGGTGCCATTTGTTTTATCCTTTGAGAATCCAATTGTATTGCATTTGCTCTTTTATTCTATCACTAGTTGCGATTGGTTTATAGCCCTGTTGACCCGGAATAGTGGTATTTAGTTCACTTTTTGTCCTAGTCATTGTGCTAAGAAATGTTTTTGTGTATTCTACGTCTCGCTGGTTTGTTTCTAAGGCAGTATCCCTTACCCAGCAGCCAATCGCAAAAGCCATTACAAGGTCGTCATTATACATACGCATTGCTTGGGGACGACCATTCTGCCAGACAAATGTCTCTAACTCATTAAATAGTCTGGTAGAATATATTGTAACTAGTTTATTTCTAATGAATTCTTCCATTTTCGCCACGATCAGGGGTCTGGTCTTGGAAGTGGTAGAGAAACCAGCAACGGCATTTGACTGTGTTTCGCCCAGATAAGAATCAATGTATTCGTGTGTAGATTTGACTGAATAGTAAAGATTTGGATAAGCCATATCTTTTAGTTTATCCAAAACAGCAAAACCAACTGAGTTGTTCTCGATTACCATTAGGCAATCTCCAAACTCTTTTCCTACTTCATTTAGCATATTTGCGAAAAGGTCTGGTGTGATTTTTGATTTATACTCTGCGACGATTTCCATTGTTTCCAACTTGAAAATGTGAAATACGGAACTATCTTTGTCGTCTCCTCGTGCAACGTCGGCTACAAGAAGATAGGTTGATCCGGGCTGGTGTTCTTCCCAAATCCAGAAGTTTCTATCAAAACCAGTTTTATACTTTGGTTCCATTAGTCCTTGCTTTATTCTCGCCATGTCGTCGGAGTGAATAACAGTTTCACCAGACATATTGAAGTTGCACTCGTATTCTTGTGCAACTTGGCGTTGGGACATGTTCTTTGTTTCTTCCTCGAACCATTCTTGATCTCGTTCAGGGTGAACGTCCCAAGGTAGAATGGTTGGGTAGAAGTCGTTGACACCTGCTTCGGCGTCTACATAGGTTTGGTGGAACCAGTTTCCTACACCATTTGGGGTAGATAGAGCGATACAACGTCCCCCTGTGGATAGGGTAGGGTAAAGACCTGTCCAGAGTTCGTCAAGCCCTTCAACGTGAGCAGCCTCGTCAATAACAAGAAGAGAAAGTGCTTCGGAACGACCAGCGTCTCCTGAAGTTGTGGAGGCTTTGATCTGAGATCCATTGGACAACTCAAATGAAGTTCTGTTGTCGATAGAAATGTTTGCTATCTGCATCCATTCTGGTAGGTTCTTTACAATTGATTTTACTTTCTTGACCAAGTTTGCTGCTGTTTGGAACTTGGTAGCCATAACAAGAACGTTTTTGTCCTTGTGAAAAAGCATCATCCAAGATACATAAGCAGCAGTAATGGTAGAAATACCTAACTGGCGACCTTTTAAGATAATGTTGAAACGATGGTCGTTGAAATCAGTTAGTAGTTGTGATTGAAAATCGTATGTCTTGAAAGGAACAGTCCCGTGGATTGGGTGTGAAATTCTCGCATAGTTGTTGATAAAGAAGTTAGGGTCTTTACCACACTTGACTATTTCCGCAAGGATTTCTTTTTTGGATAGTTTGTAAGCCATTTATCACAGTATTATTTCTTTGCGCCGTGGAGCCAACGTCTAATGCTTTCGTTGATCTCTGCTGGCTTGTCTTCTTCCAATACGCCTTGGGTTCCACCAATCTTGTAGATTGAAGAAGTCTGATACCAAGTGCGGAAGTTAGACATCTTTTGAACTAAGATATCAGTTTCACCTTCTTTTGTCAAGCGAAGATTTCCACCTGCGGCTCCTCTGTATTCTTTTTGGATGAAAGAAACAATCTGTGCGATTTGTTGTTCAACCATTTCCTCAAAGTTTGGCTGCTGAACGTTCTTGATTGTGCATTCAGAAGAATAACTAAGGATCATACTATCGCCTTGGAAGCGAACTTTGAAACCATCAACAAGTCTGCTGTCTGTAACAACATTGTCTACTTCTCTTTTCAATCCAATCTTTACTGGATTGCCTTCTTCGTCAAGTGCTCCGTCGTATCCTTTCTGTCCTACAATGTTCTGGATTGTTTGAACAACATCTAAAATATTAGCCATTTTCTTTCCCCTTATAAAAGTTTCCTAAAAACTCTACTCTTTGGTCTATGTTCATCCACCGTTCTTCTCTGCCTTCAACAAAATGCATATAGCACTTCCAACAGCAGTCATACTTGTTCATATAAACGTCGTCTTTTGGACTGAATGAATACTCAAAACAAGCAGGACAAACACGGTCTTCGTCATTAGTAAGTAGTTTTTTTGATACGAAAAAACCATCTTTGTTTATCTTTTCGGTATGTTCGCTTCTTGTGAGTTGTTTTTTATAAACTCTTTTGATTTGCTCTAAGTAATCTAATTCTTTTTCTTTGGTCCAGCCAGACTTAGGATTGGTGATTGTCTGGGGACCATATTTCTTTGAGATTGCTTGTTCTATTTTTGCGATTGTGTTTAGATCTGGCTTTTTCATTTCTGCCTATTATACAGTTATTTATCTAGTTTTTCAATCAAAAGATCAAGTTTCTTTTCTAGGGATTGTATTTTTTTGTCTTGGGCTTTTACGCCCTCAACCAAGAAAGAGATGATACGGATGTAATCCATACTGTTTGCATACTCGCTGTCTTGGGCAAACTCAACAATGTCTGGTAAGACCTTGCCGACTTCTTCTGCAATAAATCCATAGTCTTTTTTACCTGTATCTTTCCAAACATAGGAAACACCGTCAAGTTTATGTAGAGTATCTAGTGGATCTACCAATGGCTCTACATCTTTCTTGTAACGGATAGAAGAATAAGTCAAGAAAGCATTGGCTTTTACCTGACCAGATGGTGTGCTACTGTCTGGTAGAGTGATGGCGTGAGTTATGTCGCATTCTGGTACGCCTACTCCTAAGTATTGATCAATATAGACATGAGAGCCGGAAATAACAACACCACAAGAAGAACCAGAGATTTCTAAGAAATCTTCGTTTCTACTGTCTCTAAATCTAATGTAGGAATCTTCATTATTGCCGAAGAATAGTTTTGTGTTTGAGCCGAAAGCCATAGAGCCGAGGGTTTGTTCTTCCCCATTGTCGTCACCTCTTGCGGCTGTCGGATCTTCGACAATCATAATCTGCCCACCAAGTTTCAGTGGAGAAGCACCAGTCAAAGTTCCTCTAATCTGTACAGTTGAGCCAGAAAGAACAATACCCTGTGCGGAACCAGAAATAACCATAAAGTCGTCGCCGTTTTCATTGTATTCTATGTGGCAGTCGTCATTGTCTCCAAAGATTATTTTCTTATCATCTTTCATATACAGGTCATTTTGGAACTGACCGTCTCCCCTAGATGGGATGCCGAAAACAGGAAATCCGTCGTTTCCAGCGATACCACTAGTAGAAACGCCGACACCAAAAACTGCTGCGCCACCGACAAAAACATTTGAAGAAGCAGAGACTTGACCAACAACAGTGAGTTCGTGCGATAATGTTTCTGTGTTGATCCCCACCTTGCTGTTTGCTGAATCTACATAAATGGTGTTGTCTTGGACTGCTTGGTCTTGATTGTTCCCTACAAATAAATACCCTTCGTCTAAGTTTGGTGTAGCATTTGTTCTACCAGCACCGCCAACCTTTACTTGACCGGCACTCGCATCAACTCTTAGGACTCTACCAATGTTTTGGATAAGAGCATTGGAGCCTGTTGGTGCTGTATTTCTCAATCTTCCTGCATCACCAGCGGAACCAGTATCTACAAAAAGAGTATCTCCCTCTAAAAAATCAGAAGTATCAAACCCAATAAGAGATCCAAATGTAACAATCCTAACCTCTGTTCCGTTATTTGATGTTCCATCGCCAACCAATCCCATAGCGGGCATTTTGGTTGGGTCGTCTGCCGAAGCCAAGGCAACTGTTGGTGTTTGACCTGAAATGCCTTTGATATAGACGACTTGTCCTCTGGTTATTGTGCCGCCGTGATCATTGATTGCCGTGAAAGAAACTGCGCCATCATAGAAGTTGGCGTAAAGGTTTTCCCATTTATTACCAACCTCGCCTAAATCATAGGTGCCGTCAGAAGCAGGAACGATGTTTGTTGTGGTCAAAACATTAGTCGAGTCATTATAAGTAAGATTTGCAGAGGCACCAAAGTTTCCATTATCGTTAAACTGTATTTGAGTATTAGATCCTGCTGGATCTGTTGTTGTTTGCAGTTGACTTATTTGGACTTTCTTAACATTGTTGCTGTCATCTGCATCGGCCAACAAAACAAGGTCTGAGTCGCTTACCGTTATGCCTGTTCCGTCAGTGGCTCCGTTGATATCAACAGCAAGTGTAACATCTCCGCTAACACCACCGCCAGACAAACCATTTCCGGCAGTTACAGCGGTAATATCGCCCGGAGGATCCGGTAGTACGGCTGCTGCTTGTTGTTTGATTAGAGATAATAGTTTTGCATGACTATAATTACCTATCGCCATTACTTTGTGGTCCCCATAGCAACTACGAAGATACTTGTTGTTAAGATTATTCCGCCGACAACTCCTCCGGTAAGCCACCAAAGGGTATAATCGTTGGGTCTATCTAATGCTAAATCTTGTAGTCGCCCTATTTCTTCATTTTTTATTTTTAGGATCTGCGTTAATCTTTCTTGGGATCCAACCAACTTTGCGTTGGTTATTTTTAGATCTAACTCTAACTTTGCTCTGAGTAGTTCTAGTTCCCTATCCATTTCTATTCTGCATTCTTCTGCTGTGTATTTTTGGTCGGTTAGGACTTTTGCAGCAGCAGCAGGATCCATTAGGACACCAGTAAAAGGGGCTGGTGATCCTTTTTGGATTTCAGTTATTAC